CCGATACCAATCCCGCAGTAATGGTTGACGACAGCGCGAAATGGGCAGCTCTCGCCAAAGAGATGGAGACGCCAGACCCTATTTTGGATGCCCCTCCCGAGCGCACGCCTGGCGAGCCTTTGCCGCCTCCCCGCTCGCCCTCGCCGCCGCTCCAGCGCCATGAAGATATCAGAGCGCCGCAGCCTGATCCCGAGCCAGAACCTCAGCCAGATGATCAGCAAAGCGAGCCCCGGCCGAGGCTGACTTATGAGCAGCTCGAAACGAACAACCGCAACACGACTGAGGCGCTACGCCAGGCACGCGAGCAAGCCAAGCGCGCCGAAGAGAGCTTGCAAGCCGTGCACCGCATGGTGGAAGACATGCGCGCGACCCGCGCGCAGCAGCAGCCAAGGGCAGAACCGCAGCCGGAATTCAAAATACCTGACGTCAATGATGATCCCATCGGCCATTTCAGTGCGCGCCAGCAATACATGGAAGAACAGCTGCGCCAAGCCTTGCAGGGCAACCAATATTTGAATGACCAGCAAGTTGCCCAGCAGCGCGAGCGCCAATTCTGGCAGCACGTAGAGAACGCAGAGAACCAATTTCGCCCGACCACGCCTGTTGTGGAAATAGATGGCAAGAAAATTAGCGATTACGACCTAGCCTGCGAGCATCTGCGCAATCATCGCCTAACAGAATTGGAAGGGATGTACCCAGACAATTCACAGGTAGCGATGGCAGAAGCGCGACAGCTTGGCCTGCCATCGGTCGCGCATTTACGTCAGTACCTAATGCACCAAGACGCCATGAACATCGCAAGCCGCGCCTTTACGCTTGGTGTTTCGCCGGGGGCTCTCTACTACCAAGCCGCAAAAGGGCGCGGTTACGTGACCCCCACAGCCGCCGCAGCGAAGCCAAATGGCAAGAATGAAAAGATTGCCGCAGCCCAGCGAGGTCAGAAAGCAGCCTTGACAATCAGCGGGGGTGAGAGCCGAAGAGCCCCTAACGAGATGTCACTAACGGATTTGTCTGATTTGTGGCTAGAAGACCCAGACGAATTCGATAAGCAATGGGAAGTGATGAAGCGAGCCGGTAAACTGTGAGGGACGCGAGATGGATTACAGCAAGCAATGCGAAGCGATGGCGAAAGCCATGTTTTTGGTTGAGAACGAGAACCGAAATTGGGATACCGACATCGCCCAACATGAGAAAGACGATTGGCTAAAGCTCGCCTATGCCGCCGAATGCGCGATTGTGCCGGAAACCCCGCCAGCGCAGCCAGCAGAGAAAGCGGCAGAGAAAGCGATGGACTACAAGCCCCCTTTCGCTCGCAAAAAATGATGGGGTCGCCATGCAACCGCGCTTCATCGAGCTACACAAGCACGATGCTCCAGAAGAGCTGGTTTACATTAACCCGGCTTACATCGCCATGATGGTTCGCGGGGGTAACCCCATGAACCAATACACAGAGCTAACCATGGCCTCGACCGGTCAGCTCATATTTGTCATGGAAAGTCCAGAAGAGATCATAAAACTGCTCTAAGGGGAGGGGAACAAATGCCCGCACGCTTGCTGACAGCAGCCTCGTTCACGCGCCCAAACGACACGACTACCTACGGGTCCGGTGATTTGGTGGCAAACAACACCAGCGCCGCCTCCGTGGTTGCTCCGACCTTCGACGCTATAAGCTTCGGCCGAGATACCCTCATCAAGCGCTGCAAAATCACCAAAACCGCCGGGCCCGTGGCCAACGGGTCATTCCGGGCGCACTTCTTTTCGGGCACGGTGACAGTGACCACCAACGGAGACAATGCAGCATTTACTCCTACAAGCATGGCGCTTTACCTGGGCTATATAGACGTTGTCATGGTGTCCCCGCTTGGGGGTTGGGGTTGGGCAACCGATGAAGGGGCACCCGTTTGGCTACCTGCCGCCTCGACCGACAAGCTAAACGTGCTCCTCGAAGCCAGAGCGGCCTACGTGCCGACAGCGAACGAGGTGTTTACAATCACACCGGAATTGACGTTTAACCTCTAACAGGTTTATTTTAGCAGCTCGCCAACGCTGGGGGGCGTTATTCCTGGCAACTCGGCCGCCTAGCCGTTAAACGGGCACAACCCACGTCAGCCGAGACGTTAAACGGCATCGTATCAACAAACCGTTGCGTTCACAGCTCCCCCGGTGCTGACCGGGGGACCAACCTGCATAAGGGTGTGCTCTCATGGATACCGGTTACGGCGTAAATGCCAATGAAGCAGTTAAACTCTGGTCGCGAAAGCTGGCTAGGGAAGCGCTGCGAAAAACGTATATTAAAAATTTCATGGGGCCAGACTCCGACTCCATGATCCAAGTAAAGAACGACACAAACAAAGGTCCCGGAGATCGCGTGCGCGTTACGCTGCGCATGCAATTGACCGGAGACGGTGTACAAGGTGACGCGACTCAAGAAGGCAATGAGGAGTCGCTGACCACCTACACCGACGACCTTCTGATTAATCAGCTACGTCACGCAGTCCGGTCAGAAGGCAAAATGACCGAACAAAGAATACCCTTCAGCATTCGCGAAGAAGCCATGATGGGCCTAAGCGACTGGTGGGCGGACAGGTGGGATAGCTGGTTTTTTAACCAAGTTTGCGGTTACACAACGCAAACCGATACGCGCTATACGGGCAACAATTCTCCCACAGCGCCGACAAGACAAGTGTGGCCTGGCACTGTTACAGCCGACCAATCGCTAAACACCGCAACCGGTGTCACCGATGTTTTTACGCTGACCCTGATTGATAAAGCGGTTGAGCTGGCGAAAACCGGAACCCCGCCAATTCGCCCTATCATGATTGACGGAGAAAAATGGTTCGTCGTTTTCATTCACCCCTATCAGACCACTTCGCTCAGAGCATGGCCAGTAACTGCCACCGCTCAGGTGACTTGGTATGACTTGCAAAAATCATTTTTGCAGGGAACGGGGAGCGCAAAAAATCCACTATTTACTGGGGCACTCGGCACTTACAACGGCTGTATTTTGCACGAGAGCTATCGTGTTACGCAAGGCGCTCACTCCTCGACGGGCGCTGCGGTAACCACTGCGCGCCGCGCCGTGCTCTGCGGCGCGCAGGCAGCCGTTGCAGCATTTGGTCAAGGTCATGATCAAAATTCGTATGATTGGTTTGAGCAAATGTTCGATTACGGCAATAAATTAGGGGTAAAAGCAGGGTGCATCAGTGGGCTAAAGAAATCAGTCTATAACTCGACTGATTTTGGATGCGTGGTGATGTCATCCAAAGCGACCGCTGGCAACGTGTCGTAAATAGCGAGCAAAGAGCAAAGGAGTAAATCACATGGCAACCGGCTCAACAGCTCGCAAGCCTGCGGGCAATCAAGTGGCGTATCTGCGAAAGCAGATTACGTTCGCATCGGTCGCAACTCATTCGATTACGCGCCATAAAATGGGGACAATCCCCGCTGGCTCGCAAATCGTCTACTGTCTTGCGACCGTCAAAACGGGATGGTCCGCTGCAGGCACTCGTGTCTGCACGGTCGGCTCTAATGGCACGACAGCGAATAATATTCTGACGACCATCACAGAGGAAACCGCTACTGCTGTGATGCCTCTGATCGGCGCGAAGTTAACCTTTACGTCCGATACAGATATCTTTATCAAGAACACTACTGCGGGAACGGCGGCCGCCGCAGGCATTACGGAAGTTGTCCTGGCATTCGTGCCGCCTGAAGAGACAGCGTAATGTCGCATCGCTTCCCTTATGCAGGCGCTCCAGTCGACGGGGCGCCTTTTTACGTTATGCTAGCCACACCTATTGCCGAGAAACCGTGCGCGTCTTACGCCGTATCGCTGGCAGCCACAGCGCAAGCGCTCACGGTTTCCGGCATCCGGTTCGACATAGAGACGCTGGTTGGATGCTGCCATGTGGACGACGCGCGCAATATTATCATGCGCAACTTTTTGCAGTCTGATTGTACTGATTTGTTCTTTATTGATGCTGATATGGGCTGGAGCCCTAATAACGTGGCCCGCCTACTACGCTTACCTGGCGATATCATCGCTGGTGTCTACATCAAAAAATCTGACGATGAGGATTATCCGTTTCACCCCTACCCCGGAGAAACCCACAGCAACGCAGATGGCCTCTATCGCATGCCAAAGGCGGCGACCGGTTTCATGCGGATACGGCGACATGTCATACAGGCGCTCTATACGCGGGAGCAGGAGAAAGGAAGGTTGATGTGGCTCGATGGCGACGGCGCACACTTAAACAAGTTGCCGGTGGCGAGAATATGCGAGCGCGGATTCGTCAAAGAGCTTGGGCTAGAATCATATGCCGCCGACCACGCGTCTCAGTCTGGCGATTATGTCATGTGCCTAAAAGCGCGTTCGCTAGGGTTCGACATATATACGCAGCCAGACATGGCCTTTAATCACAGCGGGGAGAAAACCTGGCACGGTCACTTCGGCAACCATCTGCGCCGCAAGCAAGGTATTGATCACCCGCGCTTTGCCGAAGCGCTACAAGAGATCGCAAAAGCCACCTTCCCAGATTTGAGATGGTTTGAGCAGCTTGTGGAATATAGTGTTTTCAGCCCAAATGCCGCGCTACCGCCAGCGATACTACGAGAATGCTGGGAGATGGCCGTTTACTCGCGTGGGGACGTTCTCGAATGCGGGTCAGGTCTATCCACTCTAGTAATGGGAATAGCCGCGCAATGGGCGCAAGAAAAGCGCCCCCGCCGGGTCTATTCGCTCGAATGCGACCTGACTTGGTGCGAGCGCGTTCATGCATGGCTCGACCGCTACGGCATCGGCAATGTCAAACTGATCTACGCTCCATTAATGCCCGGCACATGGGGGCACTGGTACGGTGTAGATAAGCTAGAGCTGCCAGCATTCTTTGATGGCGTTCTCGTGGATGGTCCGCGCCGCGCGCACAACGTAGACCGCGATACGGTATTTTCGTATCTGTCTGATGAGATCAGAAACGCCAAGATGTGGATTGTCGATGACGTGGAGGCGCATTCCTACCAAGACAAATTAGCGATGCTTGGGAGGGATATGCAAGTAAAGGTTACCGAGCATTCCGGTGTCTCGCGCGCCACAGCTTTCATGACGCTGCCAACCGTCAAGCAAGAGGCTGCCGAATGACAAATTTTCTCATTATGCAGCAGAGAATTGCTGATGAAATCGTGCGCGATGATCTATCAGAGCAAACAAAAAAAGCCATCAATTCGGCCATAGAGATTTGGGAAGGGATACGTTTTAGCTTTAATGAGCGCCGATATCTCATCAGCACTGTGGCTGACCAAGAATACTATGACACCGAAGAGCCGACGCTCGTTTTTCACGACAGCTCTGCGCTTGAAGATGGCGAGCGCCTTATTGAGATTGACGTGATCACTTGCACCGTCAACAACATGCAATACCCACTATCGCCGCGCACCCAGAAATGGTTTGAGCAATACACCGCGCCAGCCGCGATATACACAGGCCAGCCCGACAGCTACGGCTGGTACGGCGAGCAAATCCGCCTCTATCCAATCCCCGACGGGGTGTACCCGCTTGGCATCTCAGCCCTTGCTGTGCTTGGGCCAACGCCATTGGTGGGGGACACTGACACTAATGCTTGGATGACGCGCGGCGAGGCCCTGATACGCAACCAAGCGAAATACATCCTATATCGCGACATCCTGCGCGATGCTGAAGGCATGTCCACAGCCGCAACAGCACTGCAAGAG